GTGCTGACAAGGTAGGCACTAACAAGGGGCTTGCTTTAACTGCAAAAGAGATAGCCAGAGGGATAGTGGAAATGGAAAAGCAGTTGTTAGAACTAGGCTGGATAGCTGGCAAAGTTTACGCTGGGGCTGCAGATAATCAAATATCTAACGTAATAGAAAAAAACGCTGACACTATAGCCAAGAAGATGGCAGATGAAAAAGTGACTTGGCTTAAATCTAACAAGAGTGCGGGATCAAGGATTGTCGGACTCGATTTAATCAGAAGTAGGATGAGGGCTGCAATAGATGGAGAGGGGGCTTCTATCTACTTCATGAATAATTGCTTGGCAACGATAGCTACTCTGCCTATAATGAGGCGTGACCCTAACAATCCAGAGGATGTTTTAAAGGGGGCTGATGATCATGCTTATGATGAAATCCGTTATAGAGTCTTGCACGGAAATGTTAGATCAGCTACAAACATTAAGATAACTCACGTTACCTAACAAATATAATTTTATGCCAGAAGTTGACCACCAACACCCGCTCTATGAAGAATTAAAACCTTCATGGGATCAAGTAAATGACTGCATTAAGGGAGAGCGACAAGTAAAGAAGAAGAAAGACATCTACTTGCCAAAGCCTAACCCCTCTGACGTTAGTGCGGAAAATGAGACTCGTTACAATCAGTATCTAACAAGGGCTGTATTTTACAACGTAACAGCTAGAACTTTATCTGGATTAGTTGGACAAGTATTTTCAAAAGATCCAGTTGTAGAAGTTCCACCATTGTTAGATTCAATCATAGAAGATTCTGATGGATCTGGAGTTTCACTTGTGCAACAAAGCAAATGCGTCCTAGGATGCGTCTTGGCTAACGGAAGGGCTGGATTGTTTGTTGATTACCCTACAGTTGAAGGCACAGCTACAAGGCAAGATCAGTTAGATGGATCAATAAGACCTAATATACTTCATTACAATGCACCATCAATTATTAACTGGAGAAGCGAAAGACAAGGTGCAAAGAATCGTCTAACACTAATTGTTCTATCAGAAACTTATGTAGATAGTGACGATGGATTTAAAGAGGAAATTGTAGAGCAATTCCGTGTTCTAAGATTGGTAGAGGGAATCTATCAAGTGCAGATCTACAGGAGAAGCACGGCACAAGGAAGCGGGGCTTATGGCTTAGTTGAAGAATACACTCCGACAAGTGCGCAAGGCTCTCCACTAACAGAAATCCCTTTCCAGTTTATCGGATGGGAAAACAATGACGAAACCCCAGATCTTCCCCCGCTTTACGATCTATCAGTTTTGAATCTGGCACACTTTAGGAACTCCGCAGATTACGAGGAAGCTTGCTACATTGTTGGACAGCCTACGCCATACATGACGGGCTTAGATCAGTCATGGGTTGATGATGTTTTGAAGGGGCAAGTTCACTTAGGCTCAAGATCAGCCGTGCCACTGCCAGAAGGCGGTTCTATGGGGCTTGTGCAAGCCTCTGCTAACTCTATGCCCAAAGAGGCGATGGATACAAAGGAACGTCAAATGGTGGCGTTAGGGGCAAAGCTCGTAGAGAATAAAAATGTCCAAAGAACAGCAACGGAAGCGGGAATGGATAACGCATCTGAAACAAGCGTTTTAGCTTCTGCAGCTAACAATACAGCCGAGGCTTTCAGAACGGCTCTTAAATGGTGCATGGAGTTTGTCGGAACAAGTGGAGAAGTTGATTTCTCACTGCATACAGATTTTGTAAATCATACACTTAATCCGCAAGAGCAAGGAGCATTACTTTCACTCTGGCAAAACGATGTTCTAACATGGGATGAGCTTAGAGATAATCTAAAGAAAGCTTCCATTGCAGAACTGGCTAACGATGAAGCTAGAGATATTATTGACGCAAGCGCATTAGATGGGCTGGATCAGATTGATGATGAGGTTGATGATGTAGAGAATGGCTAGATCTATTACAGACATAGCAACTCGGCATCAAGTGATGCTTGAGAGGCTCAAAGCTGGAAAAGCAAAAGACTATCGTGTATTAGCGAAAAAGTTTGAGGCTGATTTGTTGGCTGCAGCTAACAGGCTTGGAGTTGATTCGTTAGATCAGCTAACAAAAAAGGAATTAAATCTTTTGATTAGCAACGTAACAAAGCTAAATAAAAAATACCAAGCTGCAATCGTAAAGGATCTTGATAAAGATCTGCGGAAGTTGGCAAAGGATGATGCGATTTTTGAACGTCAAACTATCAACTCTTTTTTAGTTACTGGCAATGCAGCCTCGGCAGCAAACTTGGCTTATGCTGCAGCTATAGCTTCACCTATTAGCGCAACTGGCGAACTGCTAGAGCCATTTATAAAGAACTGGTCTAGGACAAGGGTAACACAAGTCAGCGGAGTTATTCGCAAGGGATACAAGGAGGGGCAAACTCTAAGCCAGATGACGCAACTAATCAGAGGCACAAGGGCAAACAATTTCAAAGACGGGCTAACCTCTTTGCAAACAAGACAAGCACAAGCAGTAATCAGAACAGCTGTGCAACATGTTAGTGCTACTGCTAGGATGCAGACTTGGGAGGCTAACAAGGATATAGTTAAAGCATACAAATGGCGTTCCACATTAGACGGGAGGACAACGCAAAGATGCAGAAGCCTAGACGGCTTAGAGTTTGAAATGGGGCGTGGACCTATGCCCCCTATTCACATTAATTGCAGATCAACAATTAACTTTGTGTTAGATGAGGCTTTAGGTTTAGGCGATTTAGATAAGGGGGCTACAAGATCAGCACTAGGCGGGGAAGTTCCAGCAAAGCAGACTTATTACGATTGGCTAAAAACCCAGCCTAAAGACTTTCAAAGATCAGCAATCGGAAAGCAAAAAACGACTTGGCTAAATGACGGAACTTTAAACTCTGAGCAATTCGCAAAGCTGAATCTTGATAAGAATTTCAAACCCTTATCGTTAGATCAGATGAGAGAAAAAAGAGCAATGATGTTAAAGTAATGGAATTAAGTAATACAGCAAAGAACAGCGTAACCAATGATCTGTTAATCAGCAAAGCCTCTAACGAAAGTTATCGTAAGGGCTATGATAGAATCTTTGGAAAGAAAACAATCTCTGGCAAGTTGCCAACAGAACAAAAAACAAAAACCAAACAAGGAAAATAAACCTATGAAATTAAACGTAAATGCAGAAGAATACGAATTGTTAGATGATGCTATTAAATCCGAATACAAGCAGGGTGCAAATGGCTATGAGCTAACAGTTGACGGCTTAGAAGATACTGGAGCTTTGAAACGTGCTAAAGAGCATGAGAAAGAAAGACGGCAAAAAGTAGAATCAGAGCTTAAAGAAATCAAAGACCAACTAACACTTAAAGAGGATGAAATTATTGATCTCCGCAAGGGTGCTGTTAGTAAGGATGATGTGGATGCTTTAGAGCGTTCTTACAAAGAGAAGCTTGAGAAAAGCGAGAAGGAATATACTGGTAGAATCAACGATGCAGAAGGTTCTTTACGTTCTATGCTAGTTGACAACGTAGCTTCCAAAATCGCTAACGAAATTTCAACAGTTCCCGATCTTATGAGCGGGGCAATTTCTGCTAGACTAACAACTGAGATAGTTGACGGAAAAGCAACGACAAGAGTTTTAGATCGTGATGGGAAGCCATCCGCTCTAACAGTTGATGAGCTAAAAAAAGAATTTGTTGCCAACGAGAAATTTTCCTCTATTATCGTGGGTAGTAATGCTAGTGGGAGCGGTGCAATCGGTAGCGGTAATGGAAGCGGTGCTTCTAAGAAATTCAGCGATATGTCGGAAGCTGATAGAGTATCTTTATATAAGGACTCTCCAGATGACTATCGCAAACTTCGTGATCAAGAGCAAACACTTGCTCAATGATCTAACAAAAATCAAAACTAACTAATAAAACATTATGGCTAACGTCCAACTATCTGATGCTATCATTCCACAAGTCTATCTTGACTACGTGGCTAACGATAGCCCCGAAAAAACCGCTTTCATCGAAGGCGGCATTGCAGTAACTAACCCCGTGCTAGGTCAACAGGCTAACAGCGGTGGCAATGTTGTAGAGATTCCACATTGGAATGACCTCGCAACTGATGAACCTAACATTGGTGATACTACTGACAACGATGCAACTCCTTACAAGCTAACCTCTGGCAAGCAAACTGCCCGTGTAGCTTATCTTAATAACGGCTGGGCAGCCAAAGATCTTGTCGGAGAAATCGCTGGCTCTGATCCTATGCGACGCATCCGTGACCGCACTGATCGCTATTGGATGCGCTCTTGGCAGAAACGCCTTCTTGCTTGTGCTGAAGGTATCCAAGCGGGTAACGTAGCAGCTAACAGTTCTGACATGGTAAATGATATTGCCATTGAAGACGGAGCTAACGCAACTGCAGCTAACCTTATCGGACGTTCTGCAGTAGTTGAAGCAGCTTTCACCCTTGGAGATTCTTTCGGATCTACTGGAGTAATCGCACTTCACTCTGCAGTTTATAAGCGTCTCGTCAACCTTGATGACATCGACTTTGTAGCTGATTCCTCTGGCACTCTTAATATTCCTAGCTACCTCGGTAAGCGTGTTGTCATTGATGACTCTATGCCTGTAATCGCTGGTGGAACTTCTGGTTTCAAATACACCACCATGCTTTTCGGTGAAGGTGCTATTGGATACGGAATGGGAACACCTGCAGTTCCAGTTGAGGTAGATCGTGATCCAGCAAAAGGTGTTGGCTCTGGTCTTGAAACTCTTTGGGAGCGCAATACATGGTTGATCCACCCAAGTGGATACAACTTCACTTCTGCTTCTGTAGCTAGTGAGTCTCCAACTCTTGCAGAGCTTCGCACTGCAGGAAACTGGACACGGGTATTTGATCGCAAGAGCATCCCTATTGCTTTCCTTGTTACAAACGGCTAAACCCTTTGTTAAGGTTTGGGCGGGGAGTGTTTACGGTTCGCTCCCCGCCCTCTTAACTAACAGAAACCGAAAAATATTATGTCAGATAAAAACAAAGCATGGACTCCTAGCGACAAGCAAGAAGCTCCAAAGAAAAAAGCAGCGAAGAAAGCTTCAAAGACTGAAGGCAAAAAAGCTAAAGTTGACGGGCTAAATGCTGATGGAAATATTGCGGGGGAAAGAGTATCTTTCGAGCAAATTCAGCAAGGCATGAAGAAGCAATCACAGCCAGTAATTGAACGCTCTAGTAAGCGCAAACGATAACTAACAGATGGCTTTAATTATTGAAGATGGAACGGGCGTGGATAATGCCAATTCTTACATAACAGTTGCAGAGGCTAGAGCCTTTGCTTCTCTTAGGAGCTTAATCCTTCCCTCTAGTGATTCAGAGGTGGAGGTTTTAATAGTTAAAGCTTTCGATTATTTAGAATCGTTAGACTACAAAGGCAATCACGCAAACCCTCCGCAATCAGCGGAGTTCCCAAGGCGTGATTTATATTTGCAGGGGGTTCTATTTTCAGAGTCACAAATACCTTATAAATTAAAGCAAGCGCAATCACAGCTAACTTATGAAGCTGTTAATATAGACTTGCAGCCAACAGGAAACGGCAAGGAAGTTATTAAAGAAAAGGTTGACGTTGTAGAAGTGCAATATTCAGAGAAAGGAATCAATGTTGCTAGACCTACATTTACAACTGTTAATTCCTTCCTAAAAGATCTGCTTAAAAGCGGGTTGTCTAGTGGGCATCTTATAAGCACAAGAGTCTAACAATGTCAGAGTTTTATACAGGATTAGCAAATACAGCCAATGTTCTTTTGAAGGACAAGGGGCAAGCAATCACTGTAAGAAGAGAAATAGAATCATATGATCCTATCACGGCTGAAACTATTCTAACACAATCTCTAGTTCAAACTTTGAATGGTGCTGTATTCAGCAAATCAAAAACAATTTACGATAACTCCTTAGATGAAGAAAAGATTTTAGGTAATACTAAAACTGTTTTGCTCTCAACTGTAGGATCTCAATTTGTTCCAGAAATAAACGATAAGGTAACTTTCGGGAACAAAGAATGGCTTGCCTTTGGGGTAAGCAAACTAGCCCCGTCTGGAACTGATGTGATTTACAAACTAGGGATAATGTTCTTAGGTAATGTTTCACTAGAAATAGACAACGGATATTTACAGCCAGATGGAATTAGCTTCTATCTAAATGCCTTGGGCGAATACTACCTATCACCAACAATCTAACAAAAAATCTAATGCCAAATTATACAGTATCCCAAGACATTGATGACTTCATGAAGTCAGATGATGATTCAGCAGCAAGAACAGAGCTAGGGTTAGGCTCTGCAGCAACTTCTAACACTGGAGATTTTGCAACTTCAGTTCAAGGCGGGAAAGCAGATTCAGCTTTGCAACCTTCCGACATTGGGGCAACTGTTCAAGCTCAAGATTCCGTATTGGATAATACAACGGCTTCTTTCACTACGGCACAAGAAAGCAAGCTAACAGCAATCACGGGAACAAACACGGGGGATCAAGATTTGTCTGGATTGCAAACAATTCTAACAGAGGGTGCTTTTGTCGATGGAGACAAGACCAAGCTAGACGGAGTAACGGGAACTAATACAGGTGACCAAGACCTTTCTGGATTGCAACCAATTCTAACAGAAGGCGCATTTGCAGATGGTGACAAGACAAAGCTAGACGCAATCACTGGAACAAATACAGGAGATCAAGATTTATCTGGCTTACAAAATATCCTAACAGAAGGAGCATTTGTCGATGGAGACAAGACAAAGCTTGATGGTGTCACGGGAACAAATACAGGAGATCAAGATTTGTCGGGGCTGCAAGTCAAACCCTTGGAGGGTGCTTTCGTGGATGGTGATAAAACCAAGCTAGACGCAATCACTGGAACAAATACAGGTGACCAAGATCTTTCAGCACTAGCAACAAAAGCTAATGTGTTAGAGTTAGATAATACAATTTCATTCACTCCTTCAGCAAACTTTCATCCAGCAACTAAGAAATATGTAGATGACAACGCTGGAGGTGGTGGCAGTGCTTTAACAGCGGAAACTTCCGTTTATATTGATGCGGGAGCGATGCTAGCCAAAGACGGGGAGGCAGACGCAAGCACTGGAACTGATAACGGAACTAACAACTCAGTTGACTGGTATAACGTAGCAACGGGAGAAACTCTATATGCTAAAATTGCAATGCCCCCTCAATGGGATAAAGGCGTAATTGATGTAGAACTTTATTGGACAATCACAGGCGGGACAATCGGAGAAAATGTCAAATGGGAGGTGGCTTCGCAAGCTGGGGGTAATGATGATGCTTGGGATGTAGCTTTCCCTGCCCCTACAGCAACGCTAGACGATCCTATCATTGCAGATGGAGACATACACCAAATCACAGCCTCGTCTATCACAGTGGGCGGTAGTGCTGAAGATGGCGATATTCTACACCTTGAGATTGCAAGAGCAGCAGCGGGAGCTACTGCAGCTTCGCAAGATGCAAGGCTACTTGGCATCCGTTTAAAGTATTCTAACAGCCTATTACAAAACTGGTATAGCTGGAAGCTAGGGAATGAAACTGCAGATGCAACTATTGGCATTAAAAATACTTGGTATGCCCCCGCAAAGGGTAAAGTTCATGCAGTTGCAGCGGGGGCAGCAAGCGCAACTAACGGAAGCGCATTAGCACTAGACGTTCATAAAACAGGAACTACAATTTTCTCAACTGCTATAACTATTGATGACGCACAAACGGATACTTCCACTGCAGCGACTCCAGCGGTTCTAACAACTAATCCAACTACTTTTAATGCTGGAGATAAATTTGAATTTGAAGTAGATACAACTACAGCGGGGGGAGCGGGATTGCATTGCGATTTGCTTATCTCATGGGATTAAAAACTAACAAAAAACAAAAATGGCTATCACATATCCAATCCAAGAATCTGACAGGTTTACTGTCTATGATACAAACACCTCCGCACCTCTAAAAGACGGCAGCGGGAAACCAATGACAGGACTCAAGTGGGGATCTAACGATACTTCAGAAATGATTCCTTTCTTGGCTGATAATATTAAGTGGCTTATTGAAGTTAAAGAGGCACAGCCAAGCTATGATTCTTCAACTCAGAAAATCAAAAGGCTTCCCGTTAATTACGATGTGGCTAACGAGACTGCAACAATTCAAAGCTTTGAAGTTGTCGACCTAACACAAGATGAAATTGATGCTAAAATTCCAGCTCATTTTTTAAGCCCTAACACAACTATCAAATACGATGTTGCGGTTGATGCACAAAACGCATTTACTCGTATGCTTACCTTGGTTAATGAAACCCAAATGCCTAGCGAACAAGCTCTAGTTGTTAAAGATGTTCTAGGGGCTTCCATTGGTCTAACAGTTGAGCAATTCCATGCTGACATGGTTCTCTATGGACTCCACTGCTACGAGCTATTTAATTACGTTCCTCCTGCAGTTGATCCAGACGGAATGATTTAATGGATATAATCAATCCATATATTCACGGGGGCGAGGCTCTAACATTTGACGGCTTTGGAAATCGAAGCCGTAGCTTTGATGGTGTTGATGATAATGTTGATTCTATAGGCACAACAAGCAGCTTTAACTTTATTCATATAAGCAAGGTTTTTACTATCACGTTATGGGCTAAATGGGACGAGTATAACACTAATAATGCTGGGGCATTAGTCGCTAACAATTACGCTGGAAACAGCAGGGGGTTTTTACTTCAGCTTGACAACAGGACGGGGACTCAGTCTAACGGAATACGATTTATTATATACAATGCCAATCAAGCACAATTAGACGACTTAAAAATTGATAATTGCGTTCCCGATTCTGGCTGGCATCATTGGGCGTTGAGTTCAGATGGATCTACTATTTCAGCTTATAGAGACGGGACATTTATAGGGAGTTACAACTATCAACATACTGCCACTGGAAACGCCGCAAACGAATTAGGGTTAGGTTTTTTGACTAACCCAACAACTCCGTTAAATCACATTAATGGGAAAATGGCAGATGTTAGAATCTATGATACTGACCTAACAGCTTCCCAAGTTTCTGACCTATACGCTGGCACAGATGTTCAAACAAATCTTGTAGGGCATTGGCTAACAGATGCAGACAACTTGCTAGATGCTGCGGGAACAAATCACGGCACTAACTACGGATCAAAGTATTCATATGATAACCCCTCACCACCTGTAGAGTTTGGCAGTGCAAGCCGTAGCTTTGATGGTGTTAATGATTATGTTGATCTTGGAAATATATTTAGCGGAGACACAGTGTTTAGTGTTTCATCTTGGATTAAAAAAGAAACAACAGATGCTAGTTTTGGAAAGGGTGTAATCTCAAAATTTGACTCTGGCAGTGGGGGTGGGGGCATAAGTTGGGTTTTGTTTACAGGGGAAACAGATGTTAGATTTCTTATAAGGCAAACCAACAATACAAATATTATTTGCACCTCTACAACCGATGCTTCAGTTGGTGAATGGTTTCATCTTGCAGCTACAGTTGACGGAAGCGAAATAAAAATCTATATAAACGGGAACTTAGAAAACACCACTGCATTTGACGGGACAATAACGACATCAACCGCAAGCGTAGTTATTGGAGCTTATAATGCGTTAACCAACGCAAACTTTTTTCAAGACGGCAAGATTGCAGATGTTAGATATTACGATACTGACCTAACAGCTTCCCAAGTTTCTGACATTTACTCTGGCACAGATGTTCAAACAAATCTTGCAGGACATTGGCTAACAGATAACGATGACGTAGAAGACAAGGCTGGAACTAATGACGGCACTAACTTTGGTTCTACTTACTCGTATGATAACCCTCCTATGGATCTAGTTCCATCTAGGCAAGCAAGCCGTGACTTTGATGGTGTTAGTGATCATGTCAATTTAGGTAACTCCACTGAGTTTAGTTTTTCAGATGGAAACAATGACGAACCTTTTTCTCTCAGCACATGGTTGAAAATTGATGATAATTCAACATTTAGAGTATTGGGTAAGGATAATGGTATAGGCTCTGATAGAGAATGGCTTTTAGCTACTGATGCTGGGGGCAACTTAAATATCTATTTAATAGATGGTGGAGTATTTAGAGGTAGAGAATACACAACCCCACTACCAGAGAATGAATGGCTACACGTATCAGCTACCTATGACGGAAGCGGGGGAGAAAACTTTAGGTTGGGTTTAAAGTTATATGTAAATGGCGTTCAAGTTGACAATGCGGATTTTGGATCTGCAGGCTACGGAGCTATGGATGTAAACACAGCTAATAATGTTTACATTGGAAGATACGCTACAACCTATGCAGACGGGAAATATGCAGATGTTCGCATCTACGATACTGACCTAACAGCTTCTCAAATCCTAGACATCTACAATGGCACAACAGATAGAACTAACCTAATTGGTCAATGGCTAACTAACAGCGATGACGTTTTAGATCATGCGGGAACAAATGATGGAACTAACAATGGTTCTACTTACTCAACTGATAGCCCATCTTAAAAATAATGAGTTCATATTTATCACATAAAAGAAAAGGATTTCAAGGGGCTGGGGGCGTTCCCTTTGGCAATTCCTCTAGGAGTTTTAATCAGCTACATAAAGAGGCAATCATTATTCCAGACACTAATTTATTGACGTTTGGTGATGGAACAAACGACTCGCCTTTTTCAATATCTTGCTGGGTTAAGATAGAAGATATGAGCAGATTCCGTATTTTTACAAAGTATGATTATGTAAATGCTGGCAATTCTAATATTGAATACATATTTACCACTGATGGTAATGGTTTTTTGATTTTGATATTAGCAGATAATTCGGAAGGCACAACGAGTTACCAAGGAATAAAAAGCGCATTTAATCTTTCCTCAAGAATAGGAATTTGGACTCACTTTGTTGCTACATACGATGGAAGAGGCGGGGCTACAGCTAACCAAGGGTGCTTCTTTAGTATAGGTGGCGTTCCAATGACAGTTACTCAAGCCTTTACGAGTGCTAGTTATGTGGCAATGGAAAATACAAACTCTAATCCAGCAATAGGAATAGCGAACGAAAACGCTGGAGTGAGATATTTTTCAGAAGGCAAAATGGCAGATTGTAGAGTTTATGATAGGGTTCTGTCTTCACAGGAGATAACTGACCTTTATCAAGAAACCGATGTTCAATCTGGTCTTGTCGGGCATTGGCTGACAGATGTTGATTCAGTAGAAGATCAAAGCTCTAACAACTTAGGCGGGGCAGACACAGTAAGTCTGTCAACCTCCACAAGCGTTCCACCTCTACCAAGTAACCCTGTATTTGGAAACAGGTATTTATTGTGTAATGGTAGTGATTTTTTTACAGTTAGACAGGATTCTGCTATGGAATCAATCTTCCAATCAAGTCACACCTTTGCATTTTGGGTTAAGTTTATTGACGGGAATCCAGCAAGTTCAGAAATGATTTTTGCTGCGCAAAGTGCAAGTGGTCCTAGTGTAACAAGAGTTTCTTTTTTCTTAGGTAGTGATGGAAAAATGACTCTCGGCTACATTGAGACTGGAAACCAAGGGAGAGCTAAGACAACAACAGCACAGGCAAATGGGTTGACTGATTGGGTTCATGTGGTTGGCATCACTACGCAAGCAGGAATGAGCGTTTACCTTGATGGGGTTCAAGAAACTTTAGACGCAACTGATGACGGAGATATGTCTTCGGCAACAATGTCTAATTACAGCAATTCTACAGATATTTTTGTAGGAGCTAGATCAGTTGTTAATGATCCAGATTTGTATTTAAATGGGAGGATTTGCGATTTTAGAATTTATTCAAAGGCTTTATCACAATCAGAAATAAACGATCTAGTTGCTGGCACAGATGTTCAAAGCGGGTTAGAGCATCATTACTTAACTAACGATGATGACAGGCTAGACAAGGCAGGAAACAGCGATGGTTATGATAGCTCAGTTTACAGACCAAACGATGCACCATAAATCATGAGCTTTCAAAGTGACATAATAAACTTTTCTAACAAGTCAGCTAAAGAAGTTGACCGCATTAGAAGGGGAACAATTATCAAGCTGTTCTCCCAAGTGATAGATGATACTCCAGTAGATACGGGGAGGCTGCGGGGCAACTGGAGAACTTCAGTAAATAAAACGCTAGATGGAACTTTAAGCAGTAAGGATAAAAACGGCACAGCAACAAAAGGCAAAATCCTAAACAAGCTTGGGAAGTTTGGTGATTCTGTTCATATGACTAACAACTTGCCTTATGCTAAAGTTGCAGAGTATGGACAATGGAATGGACCTACTGAAAAGGTAACTGCTAGCGGATTCAGCAGAAAAGCCACAAAGGGAATGATGAGAAAAAATGCTCTTAGAGCAAAGAAGATTCTTAGAAAATGGCGAGACAAAAGCAAATTTAAATTATGAGTTCATTAGTTAGATCAGCATTAGTAAAAGCTTTCATGGATTTAAGCACAGCGGAAGGCTGGACTTATAAAATCATCACTGAAAACAGCCCACAAGAGCCAGATAAAAATAACGTCTGGATTGGTCTAACATATTTGCCAGATGTTCCAGAAGTTATAACGCTTGGAGATGGTGGAGAAGATGACTTAGAGGGAATACTTCAGTTAGACATTTACGTTCCAACAGGCAAGGGCGAGAAGGAAGCGTTAGATATAACCGACAAACTCAGAAGTTACTTTACAGCGGGTAGGCGTTTTGTTTATAGTGGGCAGGAGGTTGTTATTCGCAACTGTGGCAGAACGGATGGATTTATTGCTAACAACTTTTTTAGAGTGCCTGTGTCGGTGATCTGGTATTCTCGCTTAACACGCACAATTAACTAAACACCAAACACAAAAAATATTATGTCAGATGCTTCACGCCATGCCCTTTACTCTGTAGAGGAATCAACTTACGGGGTAACACCCGCAACTCCTTCATTCAAAAAGCTACGCCATACGGCTGTTAGTCTTGGAATGTCGAAAGATATCACTGTTAGCGAAGAGCTAAGAGAAGATCGCCAAATCAAATGTGCCAAGCACGGGGTCAAAGCCGTAGCTGGAGATATTGGCTTTGAAATTTCCTATGGATCTTATGACGAAGAGCTAGAAGCTGTTCTGTTAGGCACTTGGGAAGTTGACGGAGGCGGCACTGATATTGACCGCTTGAAGGGTGGAGTTACTCGCAGAAGCTTTAGCTTAATGCGCCATTTCTCAGATCAGCTTGCAGCGGATAAGCCTTACTATATTTACACGGGAGTAGAGTATAACACTCTTAACCTAACTGTAGCCCCCGTAGGCACTCTCACAGGCTCTTTTGGAACTATTGGGCGTGATATGTCAGTAAACCAGACAGAGCCAGCAGGATCAACCCTAGGGACAACTAGCGCAAACTGTCCTTTCAACGGATTTACTGGATCTGTTAAAGTAGACGGCTCTGTTATTTCAATCATTACGGAACTTACTCTGACTCTTGAAAATGGGCTTGAGCCTCGCAACGTAGTTGGATCAGATCTAACTGAATATCCAACTATCGGACGTTCCACCCTAACAGGACAAGCAACCATGTATTTTGAGAACGCCCAACAGGTTGAAAAGTTCATTAACGAGACAGAATCAAGCCTTGAGTTTGAACTTAACGATGGAACTAACAAATATGAATTTTTGATTCCTCGCATCACTTATACAGGAGGGGCTAACCCCGATGTGAGCGGAGCGGGTGCAATCACCCTTGCAGTGCCATTCCAAGCACTGGTTGATGATACAACAGTATTATCTAACATACAAATAGATCGCTCGGCAGTTTAATTCTTTTCTGCCTCATGCTGGGAGGGGTGCGTATTCCCTAGCGATAATCACGCACACTAATTAAAACAAAAACATGAAAGACCTAGAAGGATTCGCCACAGCGAAACTAGCAGAAGAAGGGGTTAAGATCCCTCTAACAGACGTTGAAGGAAACAAAACAAAACATTGGATCAAAATCAAAAGCACTGATTCAATTTCATTTAAAAAGGCACAATCTAAATTCAGAAAAAAGATTGTTGCAATACATGAGCAAGAAGAAGCTGATGACTCTTTACAATCAATTCTTGAAACTGAGAAATTGAGCTTGGATTTGTTGGCTTGTCTTATCATTGGGTGGAGCTTTAAAAATGATGATGGCACTCCTTACAAATGCACAAAGGCTAACGCAATTAAGCTCCTAAAAGATGCGCCTGTTTTAGCTCAAGAAATTGATGCAGCATCCGCAAGAAGGAAAAATTTTATCAAAAGGAGCTTAGACGAATCGAGCGATTTGCAGAAGAACAATTTAAGCTCCAAAAAAGACCAGAAGGCAGTAGCACAAGCCAAGTAGAACACCTAAAGCAAGTTTGGAAAACTACAGGAGTTAAGCCAAAAGAGTTAGAAGAATTAAAGCCGTTACCAGACCGCCTATTATATATTTTACAATATTACCAAGAATTAAAAACAGATAAGGCTATAGACTTTAATGAGATTGCTTGCTGGTCAAACCTAACAGGAATTGAACTAAGCAATTTTGAAATTAAAGCAATTAGAATTATAGACCAAATCCAACTGAATAGTTTACATGATTGAAGACGTAGCAAGATTAAGACTAACAGTTGATTCGACTGGTATAAACGAAGCCAGAGCAAAGCTAAACACTTTAGGCACTAGCGGGAAATCATCGCTTGATAAAGTAGGAGCGGGGGCAACGGCTTCTAGGCTTGCCATTGGGGCTATGGCTATTGGAGTTACTGCAGTTGGGGTAACGATTGCAAAAACTACAGCACAGTGGCTAAAGTTTAATGTAGCCATGAAGGAAGTGCAAACCATTGCGGGGGTTAGCGGAAAAGAAATGGATGGTCTAAGGCTTAAAGCTCTTGGAATAGCTCAAGCATTAGGGGTTGATGCTACAGAGGCAGCGCAAGGTTTTTACCAAGCAATTTCAGCGGGAGTTCCTACTGGCGAAGTTGATAAATTTGTTAGAGTTGCAGCGCAATTAGCGCAAGGCGGTTTGGCAGATATTGGATCTTCTACAGACCTTCTAACAACTGCATTAAACAGTTATGGAAAATCAGCTAGCGAAGCTGAAAAAGTAAGTGACCAATTATTTAGAACAGTAAAGCTAGGCAAGACAAACATTCCACAATTAGCCAAGAGCCTTGCCAGAGCATCCGCTACAGCAGCTACAGCGGGAGTTAGCCTAGAGGAACTGTTAGGCATTACTGCAGCAACTACAAAGCAGGGGGTTAAAACGGCTGAGAGTTTCACACAAGTTAAAGCTGCAGTTGTAGCACTATTGAATCCATCTGAAACGATGGCTGCAATCTATGAGAAGTTAGGCGTTGAGGGTGGCAGAGCTTTAATTGAGCAAGAAGGATTAGCGGGAGCTTTAGAGCAAGTTAGATTGGCTGCAAGTGGAAGTGATCAAGTTCTAGTAAAGGCTCTAAGATCTATTGAGGCATACAGCCTAACAGCAGCCATTACGGGGGCTAAATTAGGAGAAACAAAAAAGGCTATTGAGGAAGTTGGCAAGGCTTCTGGAGATACGGCAGCAGCTTCTAAAATAGCAGGGGAAACTTTAGGAACTTCATTTAAGAAGCTTGGCAACTCGTTTTTGATTTTTGCTGAAAACGCAAACCAAGCTACAGGAGCTAACGAAGGGCTTTCTGGATCTATTGCAAGACTAGCAGACATAGTAGCCGATCCAGAAATTTTCAGTGCTTACGTGGAAGCTTTGCAGCAATTCCCCGCTATTGTTGGAAGGTTTATTTTCTTAGGTCAAGGCGCAGAGCAGCAAGTTAAAAACTTTGGCAAAACACTAGATGACGGAGCGTTAGATTTAGCAAGGTATAGCGCAGCTATAAAAGATTCAGCAGATAAAAGAGCATTGGCAGGGGCAAAGCAAATAGAAATTGCAGCGAGAGTTTTAAAGGCTGAAAAGGCATTAGCAATGCAGAGAGAAATAACCCAAGGCTACGGAGGGCAAGAGGGGTTAGATGCGTTAGATGCAGACATTGAAAAGGTTTCAGCATCTTTAAAGATAATGGCTGACAACCTAAATAGGGGCAAAATAACTCTAGCTGAATACAAGAAAGGGCTATCTGATCTTGCAAATCTTAAAAGCGCAAGAAATAGAGTTGCTGAAGAAGTAGAGGCAACAAAACAGTTAGAAATCCAACTTGGTGTTTATAAAAGAATAGGAGGTGCAGGAGGGCAGATTAAACAAGAGCAATTTAAAATTGCGGTTGAAGTTGAAAGACTCAACCAACTTCTAAAAGATTCTAAAATCACTACTGAAGAATGGAAAGCTGAGACAGAAAAACTTAAACAGTCTTACGCAGAAATAGAAGGAAGGGTTAAGGCTTTTGGGCAAATATACGCAACTTTATTTGGCGATGTTGTTAGATATAATGCGGAAGCAATAAAGATAGGAGAAAGAGCCTTAGAGCTTGGCAGCGCACAGATTAGGGTTGATGCAATTTTAAATGAAAACACCGATAAAAACATAGCACTTCTTGAAAAGAAGCTTACTGCTTTTGATGATCTATTGGCGCAAAAAGAAGAGCTAACCGCTGCAGAGCAAGCAATAAAAAACCTTTTAGAAAATCAATTAGGCATCCTAAAACAGCAAACTGCAGAGGCAGGGAAAAGCGCAGCTTTAGTAAACAGGGAATCAATTAGAGGGCAGCTTGCAACAAAAGAAGAAAGAGCCTCCATCAACTATACCAATACAGTAACACAAATTCAAAAAGGCGAATTTGATCCAGAGGAAGAAGCCCTTTATTTGCAAAGAGCAACTGATCTATTCAATAAAGACATAGAGCCAGACAAAGAAAAAGCAACTAGCACTTCAAGCGCAGAACAAGACGAGGAAAGGATTAACTCACAAGTTGAAATGATTAGTAGGCAATACGCAACGGAATTAGAGTTGCTTGCTATTCATGAAGAAGAAAAGAGAACCCTTATAGACGAATCTACAAGGCTAACTCATGAGCAAAAAAACGAGTTAATAAATAAAATTGATGCAGACGGAGTAGAGGTAAGAAAAGCGATTGCAAGAGAGGAAATGAATCAAAAGCTTGATGCTACAAAAGAGCTTTTTGGAGGCATGAGCGCACTTGCTGGGGCATTTGGCAAAAAGGGATTTAAAGCGCAACAAGCTTTTGCAATCGCAGAGGCTACAGTAAACACTTTTCAAAGTGCCACTAAGGCTATGGCTACCATTCCCCCGCCATTCAACTACATAGCTGCAGCGGGAAGCATTGCTTTCGGATTGGCTCAAGTGGCGCAGATAAAATCTCAACAGCCCCCAGCATACCAGCAAGGCGGTATTGTTGGCGGTTCTTCATTTGGAGGTGACCAGCTAACAGGCAGAGTTAATAGCGGGGAAATGATTCTAAACAAGACTCAGCAAAGAAATCTTTTCGCTCAAGCTAACAACCCAATAGCGGGAGGTAAAAGCGGAGGCAATGTTACAATAGTAAACAATGCCCCTGTTCAGTTAGAGGGAGAAGTAGAGCAAGACGAGGAAGGCAACTTTAAGATAATTGTTGAGCAAGCAGTAGCACAAGCTAAGATTGAATTAACAAACGAAGCCAGAGAAGGAGGCGGTGATTTTGTTCCAGCATTGGAAACTAACTACGGATTAAATAGAAAATAATATGATTAATTGGAATGATACAACCCTGCCTAATCCTGCAACTTTAAGCGTAAAAAACAAGAGCCAGAATCTTCGCAAAAAAATGGAGTCTGGAAGGACTGTGCAAAGGAATAGATGGTCAACACCTTTAGAAGAAGGCACAGTTGCTTTTTCATTCTTAAAAGAGCAATTTCAAATCTTTAAAGGAGTCTGGAAGCACTATCTAAAAAACGGAAATGATTGGTTTTTAATTGATTTGCCAGTAGGAGGCGCACAAGTTCTAACACAATGCCAAGTTAAATTTGTTTCTGATTTTACTTACAAGTATAGAAGCATAGGATCAGTAGCCGTTCAAGCAAGTATAGAGTTTTACGAGGTTGAAACCATAAATGAGTTAGAGTTAGGAAACTTGATTGACGTAGGCGAACTAACAATAGCGGGAGAGGAAGATACCATTGTAGCAAAGTTTGTCAACAATACTGGGCTTTCTTCAGCAACTACGCTGAAAATGCAGTTGAGAACAGTTGATAATACTGTGCCAGTAGCTTACCAGTTTTGGGATGGCACTATTGGTCTAACAACCAACTCATTTATTCCGACAAAGACCCTGCCCATAACAACACAACAGGAAACTTTTGTTGTTAATGCTTACGCTAACATATCAAACTCAAATCCAGCCCCGAAGCCATCGCAGGTTTTGGATTATGTATCTTTCTCTAACTCCCCTCTTCTTTCTGAGTTTAATCCAGTTGCATCTCACCCAAAGCATTATTGGCGAGTGATGGATTTTACAACTTGCCCTAATTGGAATATGCCAGAGATTAACGGCACTTTTCGATACCCAATAAAAGATAATTTTCGACAAATACGAATGACGGGCATTAGCAAAATGGCAAACCTTATTTTAGAGCTTGAGGATAACGCTACAATGCTGGGTTGGGTTAGCGGAACAGTGGGTTTAGAAATTAACTCAAACACCTTACTTTCAAACTTTGAAACAACCCCCGCTCCTAGTCTTTCAAAATGCAGCCTTAGAAGGTGTAAAATGCAAAATAACGATGCTCTTGCTGCAATAGATCTTAGCGAATATGAATTTTATTCTGACACTTCTACAAGCTCAGACCCAGATCTTGAAATATCTGGTAATGCGGCTCTAACAACTGTCACAATAAACGGCTGCCCAAATGTCGCAGTTAATCACGGCAGAGGAAATATTGATTTTCACTCTAACCCTTCACTAACAACAATAAATATTCTTGGAGACAGTCCCTTTCCGTTTAGAGCTACTTGCAACTGGACAAATTCCGCTTTGGATATGAGTGCATTGAAAGCAGTAGTTGATAATTTATATGGGGATTCTACTTATGGAGCTAATAAAATAAGAGTTTCTGGAAACCCTTGCTGGAACTCTAACGCTTTATTTCCTGCAAGATCCAGAACTGATATTGGCATATCATCAATAACAAGCACAGCTACAGATTTCACAGTTACCACTTCTGTTAGTCATGGATTAACTGCAGGAGATTATACAGTGATTGCGGGGGCTTCCGTTTCGGATTATGACGGCTTGCACACTGTGACGGCTTCTACCTCGACAACTTACACAATAACTAGCACAATCAATGCGGGTTCTTCATCTGGTGGCACTACAAGTCAAGAGGGGGAGCAAGATACTGCTTATGTTGAAGAAACAGCCTTGGCTAATAATTTTGTTTGGGCAGCATAATATAAATTTAGGATTTTAAGTCATGAACACAAGTTATACGGAAGCACTAAAAGAAGTTGGCTCTCTAAATCACAGAGACATACCAATTTTAGAAACTGTTAGTATTTATCACCCAACGGGGGGTTCTATAAATATAGTCAATGACAGAGAGCCTCTAACAGCTTGGGCTGATCCTGCATCGTATGATCTAAAGGTTATTTATGAAGCGGGTTCTTTCAGTCTTTCTCTGCCACAATCAAACAGTGACGGAGTTAGCTTTGTTAATGTTGCCTTCCCTAACATTGACGGGAAAGCCTCCAAGTTTCTAAAAAGCGTTCCAGTAGAAAGCACAGCCCCAATAAGTTTAGTTTACAGGATTTATTTAGGAGAAAATAATTTAGGCTACAATCCAGACACTCACTATAATGGTTATCCATTACCTCAAAACGATCCACCTCTAACAGTTGAAGTTCTTGGAGTGCAAATCACCCCTTTCCAGATTAATGCAAGGGCAACCTTCAGATCATTAGTTAATGCAAAATATCCATCCAAACTCTATACCATCGAAGATTTCCCAGCCCTTAATAATTAGCCTTATAGGTTGCAAGTATTTGTCTGGTGGGCTTAATCGTAATGGCTTTGACTGTTGGGGGCTTGTCTGGTATTTTTACAAGGAGTTAGGAATTGAAACACCAAAGCCTTTCGAGTATATAACGAGAACAACTAACAAAGCAAAAAACGCTGCGACCGAAGAAATAAAAGGCAAATATCTAAAGGAGGTAAAAGACCCAAAAGATTTTTGCGTTGTTTCTTTTAAAAGAGGAAACTTTGCAATTCATACGGGAGTTTATTTCCCCGAAACCAAAAGCGTTTTGCATTGTGTAGGGAAACTTGGTGTGGTTTACGAGCCACTAAAAAGAGCAGAATTAACAAGATCAATTAAAGGAACTTTTTTAGAATGGCTTTAGTAACAATAACAGAAGACGCACAAGATCCACACGCAACTAGGTGCATTAATTACAAGGCAGAAGGAACGCTGTTAGAGTGTGCTAACAAGATGCTAGGAGAATGGGAGGAAACTCCTTGGATGTGCGTTTTGATGAGGGGAGAAGACAGATTTCACCCATTAAGAGAAGAATGGGGGGAGGTTGAATTAGAAGAGAATGATAAGATTTGTTTCATCGTAAACATAGGAGAACCGATAACGATAATAATAGCTATTGTTGTAATTCTGTTAGTGATTGCAGTTTTGTTTCTTGTTAGCCCCGCAGCACAAGATACTCCAGAAAGCGGAGATCCAGTGTTTAGTATTGATGGACAAAAAAACCAAGCAAGACTGAATCAACCTATTGAAGATAATTTTGGAACTAACAAAGTTTATCCTTCATACATAATGCAACCTTACACCTTGTATAAGGACAATAATCAATATCTATACCAAAGGTTTACGTTAGGTCATGGGGTTTATTACTTTTCTGGAAACCCGCCCTACCCTGCAGAATGGGAGCAAGAAGTTGTTTTGTTAGATGATGCGAGAACAGAGGATAACGATAATGTTTTGTATGATACACTTGGGATTTTTGGTAACAGTCCAAACTCAAGGCTTACTCGTCATGGTCATAATAATATAAGTCTTTGCAGACAGGTTAACAGCATACAAATGATAGCATCTAACCAAAATGGTTATACTGGCTATGTAGGACCTTTCAAAATCAACCCGCCTAACACTACCATTCAGCAAATCGCAAATGATATAAGTCTGCCAAATGGTGGATATAGAATGAACAAAGAAGGAAAGATGCGTTCTGTTAGTTTTGGGGTTAGATTTGAGATAAGAGAAATTGATAAAGACAGCAATCCAGTTGGAGGGTGGGCTACTCTTACAAGCTATTCAAGAAGCTTCCAAACCGCACAAGCGCAAAGATTTACTCTTTATGCAAATGCCCCCTATGCAGCAAGATGGGAGATAAGAGGCATTAGAACAAATAAAGAAATAACAGACGGCAAAGGAAATAATTCTTATAATTGGGATTTATGCAAAGGATACAGAGGGAATGTCGATGCAACTGCCAACACAAATTTGACTTATTTTGATTTCCCTTGGTTCTCAATGGAAACTTTAGCCTCTCAAAACACGCAAGCTAACAAGGTAACAGTTTTATGCACAAGAAATGTAAGAGTTCTAACTTCTGACTTTGCTACGGATTGGGTAGGGGCTGCAGAATTTGCCCCAGATGAAACAAGAAATCCCATTTGGGCAATGACAAGTATTTTAAGAGCCGATTGGGGAGGCAGAATGGAAGGGCGAGAGCAAGAGCTTATGGATATCCCCGCAATTAGGTTCGCTGTAGCTCAAGCGAAAGCAGCGGGAGAAACTTTTGATTGGTCATTTACAAAATCAATGACTGTCTGGAACGCTATTAAAATGTGTTGTTTCGTTTGCCGATGCACTCCGATAATGGTAGGGGGAAAGATCAGCGTAATTCGTGATATTCCAAGCAATATTCCTGTAGCAATTTTCAACAGAGAAAATATACTTGAAGGAAGCTTGAAACTAACAAGAAGAATTTGGAATAATGATCTCAATGACGGATTAAAGGCTACCTATTTAGATCATGAAACTTGGACTAATGAAACTGTAGTTGCCACAATAGGAACGCAAACAGCATCAAATCCAAAAACCATTAATCTCTCTGGCGTAACAAATAGAGATCAAGCGCAGAAGCTAACAAATTATCTTTGGGCAAGTGAGTATTACAATAGGCAGCAGATTAAATTTGAAACTGATTATTCTGGAATCGCTTTGACCTATGGAGATGTTATAAAAGTTTGCACTGATGTTTCAGAGAACGGGCAAGATGGATATGTAAAGGCGATAGACAATAACCGCATCTTCACATTATCAGAAATACCAGTTTTCTCAATAGGGGCAACTCACACAATTATATTTAGAAAAAAGAATGGGGAGTCATACGGACCTTTTGAGGTGGTGGCAGTTGCGGGAGAAGAATACCAAGTTGAATTAGCAAATCCGTTAGTTCAGATAGACCCGCTTTTAATTCCTATAGATGAGCAAAAACACCAAAATCCAATATACATTTTCGGACCTCTGGAAGATGACGGCTATTTGTGCAAAATAAACAAAGTCGTTTCTAACAGCTATGACAAGATGACTATTGAATGTGTAGTTGAAAACTTTGGTAGATTTGAAAAAGATGCAGACCAAGCCCCGCCAATTTATTACGAGCCTTTAGATCCAATTCCAGTTGCGCCTATTGTCACCAATCTGCAGCAAACAAGCTACAACGAAACAACCAGACTTGTAACCTTTTCTTGGGATGCTGCAGTGGGGGCTATAAGCTATTTAGTTGAGTATTCGTTAGACGGAGAAACCTTCATCCAAATATCTAACAACTCTAGCAGCACGACATCTAGCTTTACTCTTTCAGCAGATCATGACATTGAAGAAGAAGAAGTAATGCTTTCTGTAGCAGCGACCATTACAGGAAGTGATACTGGACAAAAAACTACAATCTCTGTTAGAGTAGATGCACCTACAACCTTATCAGATAGCGAATCCCCAACAGCTAACATTCTAATTGATTTAGAAGAAGACGAATTTGGAGATCAAGTAACATTAAACACAGACTAAAAACATGGCACTAACAGCAGACAAATTTATCATTCCTAATGGCGTTCCAAACTTGGGAGTTCAAAAAATGGAATCATCAACAATCGGAATCACAGACTTGTGGGATTTTGGCATTTTTGATTATAGAAACACACTAGCCCCGCAATCTCTAACGGGAGGAACTCCGATAGCATTAAACAATAACGGGGCGGGAGTAGAAACCTACAAAAACTTGCCAGATACAGAAGTGACTGATGTCTGGAACACGGCAACTAACAGATTTGGTTTTACTGAATTAAATATCGGAGACATGATTGATATTCGGTTAGATCTTGAGGTAACTACTTCTGTAGTAAACCAAACTTTTTCTATTGATATGGAGCTAGGGCAAGGAGGAACAGCTTTTACAGTTCCATTCGTAGTAAACCAAGAACATAAAACGGCTGGGGCGGTTGCGGTTATCAGATACAATGGAATCTACATGAGAAACTCAAACACCATCACAAATCCAGCGCAATTTATTCTTAGTTCAGCAGATGATCTAACAGTAGATGTTCACGGCTGGTATTGCAAAGTAACTAAAAAAGGAAGATAACTCTAACAACAAAAATAAAATTATGAATCCACTATTATCATACGCAAGGCACTGCATCGTTATTGCAGTTTTTTACATTGTCGAAAAATACGATCTTCCAATGGAAGGAGCAAGCGAAGCAATCGAATGGATTGCTCTAGCAGTTGTCACTTCCGCTACTTGGGCAATCACAAAATACGGCAAACCCATCATTGAGAAAATGAAGGGTGGAGTTGGGTTAGTTATCGTATCCGTTTTTATCTCTTTAGGGCTTGTAAGCTGTTCTAATGGCACTTTGCCGTTCAGTATAGGGATCAAGATGCAAGACGGCTTAGAAGCCGAATACAGCGCAAAGGGAGGCATTAAGTTTTTTGTAGATCCAACAACTAGCAAGTAATGGGCTTTGAGCTTACAGGGATGGCGTGGAATCCTGCAGAGTTTGAATTGTATATTGAGCAAATACCTATTAACTCTTGGGCTAAATCTGTTACTGTTCACCATACTTACTCGCCCAATCTAGCAGACCGCCCTAACGGCTGGAAAACGCAACATTTAGAAAACCTAAGAAACCACTACAAAAATATTCTGGGGTGGTCAGCAGGACCTCACTTGTTTACAGATGAAAAAGCAATCTTTGGTTTGAGTAGTTTATACAAGCGAGGTGTTCACGCTAAGAGCTTTAACAAGGATTCAATAGGAATCGAAATGTTAGGCAATTACGAAAGCGATGATCCTAAAACGGGGAGAGGTTTAGAGGTAGTTAAACTAACAGCTTTAACAGTTGCAATTTTGCTTAAAAAAATGCACCTTAAAGCAGACAATCAAACCGTTCTTTTTCATCGTGATGATCCTACAACAAATAAAACTTGTTGCGGATCTTTGATAGAAAAGGAATGGTTTTTGTCTTTAGTAAATGAGCATTACGACTCAGAAAAATCTCTAACAGTTGAAGAACGCCTTACAAAAATAGAAACTCATCTTGGAATATGATAGCCCTAACATTTTTAGCAACCTCGCAGCTTAATTTAGAAACATGGAATGAAGCTGGGGGATTGCTTGGCATGATCTTTGCAGCATTATTTATTTTGATTGGAACTTTCCAATGGCACTTAAAAGCACAAGACAAGGAACATACACAAACAGTAAAAGAGATTTTAAAAGATGAGCGGGAAGATAGGAGATTGGCAAGGTTAGAACATACAGCATCCTATGAGAAGCTTTCAGATGTTATCTATAAGCTTTCTAAAAGTTTAAACAGGCGTGAAGGAGATTGATTCTCTAACAACCTTTGATTTTTTGTTTGCATTTTAATAGCCATGCCTCATAAATGTAACAGCGAAAGCGAGCAACTAACTCCGCAAGAAAGACTTGCTGAATTTTGGAGCAGACCTTCCTCTTATGTTCAGCCTACAATCATTAAATGTGAAAGCGAAGAAATGACTACGGATAAATTCATGCAGTCTTTTTCATCTTACGAAATGATTGCTGGGGGAAGACAAGTTCCTAACAGAAAACCAAAATATTAATATGCCTCTACCCGTAACAATTTGGCTTTATTTCTTATTCGCATTGATGATTTTTAGTCTTTGTTGTGCTTTTGTTAGTTGGATCTTTTCCGAGGTTAATAAAAAAAACTTGGAGGATTTAAAGCGAGAGGCAGACGAAAAATATTTTGAGGCTAATCACAAGCATTGGTAATGTATTCTTACACGGCTGAAGAAGATCCAGAGCTAACAATGAATCCCAAGCCTCACGGGATAGAAATCTCATTGGATAATAGAGTGGTAATGGTTTGCTCTTATGGTGATGATGTTCCTATTTTTGCTACTGTAGAAAGTGATCCGCAAATCATAACCAATTTAGACCAAGTGATTTGCGCCTTATATGGTGGATTGCATGTAAAAAAGAAAGTGGCAATCATGGCTTTATTTTGTTTAATGCTATTTGAAGCTTTATCTTTTCACGAAAGTAACCTAAAACTTGGGGCATCGCAATGATGCGACAAGCCGAAAAGCAAAACGCTAAAAGGCATAAACAACAAAAATAAAAACCGATGATTATAAAAGAAAATAGTAGCAAGAGCAATGATTACGAGCCAATCGCAAAAGGAAGGCATGAGGCAATTTGCGTAACTATTGCAGGAATTGGAGAACAAGAAACAAGCTATGGTGTAAAAAACCAAGTTATTGTTACTTGGGAAATCCCCTCTATTGTTAGAGAGTGGACAAAAGACGGAGAGACACAAGAAGGCAGAGCGCAAATCAGCAGAACATTCACTTGCTCTCTAGCTCCTAAAGCCTCTTTGCGTTTGCTGTTAGAAAGCTGGAGAGATCGAGAATTTACCCAAGAAGAATTACAGGGATTCGATCTTAAAAAGCTGTTAGGCGTTTCTTGTATGCTCAAGATTAAGCATCAAACCTCTGCAGACGGATCAAGGATTTATGCTAATATTGCAGATGTTGAGCCATCAGAAAGCAAAGAAAAAATTGAGCCAGAAGCAACGCCTGTAATTTATGATCCTTACAACCATGATCCAGAGGCTTTCAGCAAGCTTCCAGATTGGATAGCTGGCAAGGTTGAAGCTCCAACAAGCGCAGGGTTAGAAGCAGACGTTGAAGAGATCGAAGAAATCCCCTTTTAATAATTTGTAGTAGTGTACAAAAACTGCCCCCCTCCTAAAATTATCGTTCTTTTTGGGTGGGGGGCTTATTATTTTTTAAAGACATGGAAACAAATATTTTCGACATAGAAACCGCACCTTATTCAGATGATGACATTCTGAAATTCGCAAAGCCTTTTAACTCAAGTGACGTAAAACTTGGGAACTTAAAAGACCCCGAAAAGATAGAAGCGAAACTTGAAGCTGCAGAAAAAGGATACAAGCAAAGTCTGTTAGACAAGGCAGCTTTAAATCCTCATACCAGCAAGATTTGCGCTATAGGATTAAACAAGGCACAATCTAGGGAGGTGCAAGTCCTTTGCGAAGTTGCAGAAGAAGAAATTTTAGAAATGTTTTGGGGATACTTTAGAACAAGTCATAATCCTTGGTGCTATTGGAGCGGATCTAACAATAAGGAATGTTTTGATCCAAGGCATATTATTGTTAGAAGCTGGAAGCTTGGCGTTTTAGTTCCTCATGCTGTAGTCAATACAAGAGGCTACCTAACAGATCAGTTTGTTGACCTTTCACAGATTTACATGTTTGGGGATAGCTACCCAAGTTACTGTAGTTCTGAGAACGCTTGCAAGCAGCTAGGGCTTTTTGGTAAAGATGAAGGATGCGGGAAAATAAAAAGTAAAGAGATGCTTAAATTTGAAGGCGTAGAAGGAAAAAACTTTCACGAAGTTCTAAAGACCGATGTAAATCTAGCATTGAAGTATCTAACAAATGATGTTGCAATGGAAAGAGGCATTGCAGAAAGAATTTTATGAGTAGCCCCACGCAAAGAACTTTAAAGCTACTCAGAGACGAGGGCTATACAGCACAGGTTGTAGAGAGGTGGTGTAGCTTCACGAAGCGTAGGCATGATCTATTTGGCATTATAGACGTTCTAGCAATTAAAGACGGGGAGACTTTAGCCGTCCAGACGACTTCTGGATCTGGAGTTTCTGCTAGATTGAAGAAAATGTTAGCCAGTGAGAACTTAGAGAAAATTTTAAGGGCTGGCTGGCAAGTTCACATTCACGGCTGGAGAAAGCTGAAAGTGAAGAGGGGGGGCAAGGCGATGAAGTGGGAGGTTAGATTAATTGATGTTAGAGATGAAATAGAATTTTGATGTTAATATTTGTATCACGTTTGATACACAAACAGATTTTAAGCCGTAATTTAGAATTTAAAAACAAACTAAACTTATGAGCAAAAACTGGAAGATTAATAAGATGAATGATGTGGCACTTCTAACAATGAACGTGCCAGATAGACCTGTAGAAAAAGGATGGGAGCAATACGTTCTCCTAACCTCAGATTGGCATTGGGATAATGCTCATGCGGATCTTAATTTGTTGAAGCGTGATTTTGATGAGGCTGTAAAACGAGATGCTCCAATTATGGCTTTTGGAGATCTGTTTTGCCTCATGCAAGGGCGTTATGATCCACGTAGAAGCCGTAGCGGAATGAGGCGTGATTTAGATGAAGATAACTACTTGGATCAAGTGGTAAACAAATCAGCCGATTGGATGAAACCCTACAAGGATCATTTTTGCTTTGCTTCAAGAGGCAACCATGAGATTTCTAACCTCCGCAATAATGATACAGACGTAATAGAAAGATTTTGTGAGCGCATGAGATTTGGAGGCTCTAACATTGTTACGGGTGGAATCGGTGGATGGGTTTTCTTTAGGGGGATTTATGGTGGCAGAAGTCACACTCAAAAAATGGCTTATCATCACGGAGCGGGAGGGGGAGGACCTGTAACAAAGGGAACGATCAAAGCCAACAGAAGATCGACATATTTACCCCAAGCGGATATGGTTGTTGCTGGTCACATTCATGAGCGGTGGGCATTAACTCAAGTTCAAGAAATTATCAGCGAACAAGGGCAAAGAAGTTTGAAGGATCAAGTTCACATTGCCTTGCCAACTTACAAGCAAGAATATGATCCAGATGGTTACGATTTTCATAACTTAAACGAGCGACCTCCGAAGCCTTTGGGCGGGTGCTTTTTGCGATTCTTCATGTATAAGGGAGCAATGAAATGCGAACAGATTTTTACCTAATTTGTATCTAACAAAGGGCTAGCCTAAAAAAAAGATGCTATGCAAAGCCTTATTCTATAAGGGGAAATGCAATCACTTTGATTTAGTGCTAGCCTTTTATTAATCTTATGGCTAAGTTTTAATCATCAGCGGGAACGACCGCAACCAAACAAACAACCAACACTACTACCATGAATTGGATCACACTAAAAAGCGAAGTTGAAGCAGACATTAAAAATGCTTCAATTGCTAACAAGAAAGCCATTGCTGCAATCTTGAAATTTGAGAGGCGCAAAAACACTGTAAGGAATAAGCTTGAAAACGGGGCTAGCTGGGAAGCGGCAACATGTTCACAAGCTTATTGGGATGCGCAAGACATCTTAGAGGATAAATTCCAAGAGGGAGAATTTCAAAATGAATGGAAAGCCTATTGCGACCAATTA